ACGTATTGTTATTCCTTCAATGTCATACAAGTATTCTTGTATTCCCTCTTCTATTTCTTCTGCAACATTTTCATCTGCAGGAACTGGATAGTCTTCTGGGTCTACGTCCAATGTAAGAAACATTTTAACTCTCATCATCATAGCAGCCCTCAACTTCAGTAATTAGTTTTTCTAAGTACCACTGTGCTTTCTTTAAATCTTCCGTTCCATTTTTATAACGATAACGCCATACGTATTTCATGATGTTACCCTGAAGGTAGTATTCAAAATTTTCACCAGTAGCGGCAGCGATAGCATCAATACACTCTATGCCAGAGGCATTATAGTGTGGTGGACTATTTACCATGTCCTGTTTATCTTTGTCTATCACTTTTATATTTCCGCTTTCTATTTCTTTCATTATGTTGTAGTAAGATGTCATCAAGCATTTCCCTTCGTTTTAGTTTTGAAGTCTATCTCAACTACATTACCATTTTCGCTGAGAACTTTAGGTTTATCTTCTACCTCAACTTCGGTATTATTGTCAACCTTTTCTACCACATAATCATGAACTAATTCTCTAAAATCTTCGTTTAATTCCATAACAGGAATAGAAGAAGCAATCATTTTACAAAAGTGCATTACCTGAAAGTAGTCTTCATCTTCAAGATTATTTTCTGGCTGTGTTATTATTGCAACATCAATGTCACCATTCCATGAACCTTCTCTATCTATGTAAGGTCTTATGCGAATAATGAAGTCTTCTTTTTTTACCTTATCAAAACGCTCTTTCATGTTATCTGCTCCTTTTTACTTTTCTTCCTGTAAACTTTACAAACTTAGGATGTTTGTTCTTGCCTTTTTCTTTTAACCATTCTTCGGGAATGATACGGTCATAGTATCTAAAATCATATCTAGTACACCATTCACCATATGTTGACTTAGCACCTTTACGTAATTTACGTCTACTGTTTTCAAATACAAAACGTATGTCTAACTTGGGATGCTGCTTTTTTATAGCAAGATGTTTACGTCTATCTGCAGCAGTAAACATGCCTTTAGTTTCAATAATGATTCCGTTAAACAGCACGAAGTCTGGTGTATATGTGCGATAGGCAAGGTCTTCCCACTCTATCTTCATACACTCATATTTATAATCTATTTTTAATTCTTTGAGTGATTCTGCAATCTTTATTTCAAGACCACTGCGATACCCATACTTTCGTGCTGCTTTAAACTGTTTAAAGTTTGGTGGCATTACCGTAGATTTCTCCACGTAAGTCCACTATAACCCATAGCTTTCATCTCTTCACGTATCATAGCATCTGCTTCATTACGTGCTTCAATGGCTGCTCTTAAACCAGCAGTTCGCTTCTCACGATATTCTTTACGTAGTTCTACGAGATGTGCTTCTGCTTCTTTAATTTGGTCCAACAATTCTTGCAATTCATCCTGCATTTGCGTACTCCTTTTCTAGCTTTATATATGATACAATCTTTGGCTCTTTTGCCGCAGACTTTACGGATGGCAATTCTTGCATATCAGGCCAACAATCATACCTGTAAGAACAGAATATACAATTTTTGTTTAATACAAGATTACCAGTTTCTTTCCCCCTAAACTTTTCAGGTTCTGGTTCAAAACAACGCTCAAACTTATTTTCTTTAAGTTTAGCTACAGTGTCTTCAACCTTTTGTATCTCCTTGTCAACATCCATCCATTTAGCTGGTACATATTTAAAGTCTCCATTGGCTTTGTTTACAACCCACCAGCCACCAACTTGTTTGCCTGATGCTCTTGCATAACCTGCAAGTTGTGCAACATATCCAAATCCATCACTACTTGCCAGTGTTTCATAGGATTCAAATTTATTTCTGAATGACCAATCTGAAGCTGATTTAATATCATCAACTGCATCCCCAATGACAATATCATATGTGCCAGACACGTTAGTATCAGACAACTCAAGAGTAACTTTTTTACTGTCTTCATATTTAACTCCTGCTTCTTTTAGTAAACCTTTGAATACAGCTTCTACAATATCACCAAGCATCATATTCATTATAAATGTTGTTGGTAAAGGAACTGCTGCTTCTGGTTTATTCTTTTCATACCACAATTGACAGGATGGTCTACCTATGTTTGACATACGTAGAGTAAAGTCACCTTTACGTCCATCACTACCAAACTGACGCTGCATGGCATCCTTTATATCAGATGCCACTTGTTCAATGGTTTCAGCAGACATGGTTGTTTTTCCAGCTACTGCATCTTCCATGTATTGATGCAACGCCAGTTCAGCAGGATGTTTCATTAGGCTACCTCATCATCAATTTCAATGTCAACTAGACCATCTACAATGTCTTCATCTTCATCTTCCATTTTAGAGTTTGCTTTCTCTGCCCATGTATTGGCGATGTAAGTATTGTAGTTATCTACCCAAGAGATAAAATCTCCAAACCTTTCTTGCTCAGTATCAGTGAGTTCAAGACTGTTTGTAATATCAAGAGATACAGAAGGAAGGTAGAAACAGCTACCATTGGGTAACTTACGTTCCTGTGTACTAGCAGTGATATTATGTTGTACAGGAAGACGCTTCATCTTTGCAAGTTTAGTAAATGAGTCACCTACAATTTTAAAAGCATCCCGGTTGTCAATTTCCCAGATAAAAGGTGTAGTATCTAATTCTACATCTTCACCCTTATCATTTACAGGATGAACGAAATCAACAGTACCAAAGACTACACGTACACGTTTAATCTGCTTGATTAAATCTTGCATCTTTTCTGGTAGTGCTTTGAAGTCTTTGATGTAGCCAGCAGGTTTACCACAATTAAAGCCACCGTCATTGTCCTTCAGGTCAATGTTCAGGTCATCAGCCATAATTGTTTTAACAAACCTGTTTGGTGATTTGTCACTGCCTTTGATGAAACGCTTGTACATGAAGCGTTGCAAGTAAGGACGCATGACCACAGAGTTTGCATAGTATGTAGGCCCATCTGGAACGTCCAAGCGATAAGTACCACCTGATACCACTTCCACATTTGCCATCTTACCATTTACCTCTGTTTGACCCATAACAGGTGTATGGTTAATACGCATACGGGCAAGTGTACTGCTGTTTGTTTTTGTTTCAGCTTCAGCAGCAATGCCCATAGCTTTCGCCATAGCAGCAAAGTTATTGGTGTCAATGGTTGTTAATTGTGTCATATATTTTCTCCTATTCAGTTTGAAAGTTTCATAGTTATATCAGGATACATCTTTCGTGTCAAGCCAATTATCACCTATTTTTGATTCTAAAAGCAATGGCACATTGAAAGATATACCCCATCTCATTTGAATAAGTTCCTTTAACTCATTGTTTGTCTGATGTATTATATCAATAACCTTCCTCTCTTCATCTGGGTGGACATCAATAACAATACTGTCGTGTACTGTATTTACTATACATGACTGCATATTGTCAAGCATTTTTTCAATGTGTAATAAACAAAGTGGCACAATATCTGCTGTAGCAAATCCTTGCACAGGATAATTCTTTATCTGTGTAAAGTGAGATACACGACCAGATGCCTTACGTTCTACGTCAGGAAAAGAATATTCTCTACCTGAAGGTATTTTAATTCTCTGGTCATTTATAGCTTCTTTAGCCAATCTGGTATGCCAAAGCCCAATTCCTTCGTACTTTTCTGTGAAGTGTTCGTAGTATTTTGCTTCGGCAGGTGTGCGTCCGAACCCCGTTGCCCCGTAAAGGGGCGCAAAGGTGTGCGCTTTTGCAGTCTGCCTATCCGTAGGCTGACCAGCTTCGGTAATAACTTTAGCGGTGTAACTGTGTACATCAAACCCAGTAGAAACTTCTTCAATTGCAACTCCATCTTGTGATAAAAACGCTGCGGCTCTGAACTCTAGCTGCGCCATATCAGCCTCAAGTATCTTACCACCATAAAACCTAGATACAAACACCTTCTTTACTGGGAATGTACCACCTCTTGGCATGTTCTGCATGTTTGGGTCTGCACCAGATAGTCTGCCTGTAGCAGTTCTATGTTGAAGCAACCGGACGTGCAGTTTACCATCTTCTTTTGTGTGTGTCTCAATGCCATCAACAAACGATGATAAGTATGTATCTACAGCAGACAATCTGCGTACTTTAGATAAGAAGTCTACAGCATCATCCATACCTTTTGCACGTGCTGCACCTTCAAGTATTTCAAGATTACCTTTACTTGTAGTGAACCCATTTGCAGATGCCCACTTTGCTGATGGTGGCTTGAACTTTAAGCCAGCCAACTCATCTGTTTCTTTGAACACAAATCCTACAGCATCACAGTGTTTACATCTGCTAGGCTTTGCAAAGAGTGTGCCATCCTTCTTTACTTTACGGATGTAGCCTGTTCCATGACACTCAGTACATTGTTCTGCAACAGTCTTGTATAAACGTCTTGTGCCAATATTAATTGTAGAACGAAACTCTGAATCATTCATGTATGGGTCAATGCGATTAGCCCACTCAGTCTTATCAAGAACTTTGCGACCATATATTACCCAAGATAATTGTTCTGGACTATTAAGATTAATACGGCTATCACCCATAAGATTACTAACATGAACCTGTAATCCATCTATCAACTCCTTTCTCTCTGACTCAAACTCTTTACGCACCTCATCAAGTTTGTTTTTGTCTACCTTAAAACCACGCTGATATATTCTAGCAAGTGATACAGCCATTTCATTTGTCAGCGTAACTGTATTCATCAATCCTGAATCAGCAGGTGTGTTAAGTCTGTACATCAGCTTGTCAGCTAGTTGCTGTGTAGCATGAAGGTCAGCAGACAGATACTCAGTCAACTCATTGTAGGGTATATCACGTGTAGACAATCCCTGCTTAAAATAGTTTTTTAGAGTGTCCTGTTTCTTTGTGTCTAACTCATACCGTTCTGCACATGCTTCAAGAGACAATGGTAGTTTCTGACCACGTTGTAGAACGTATTCTGCAAGCATTGTGTCAAAGACCGGGCCATCATATTTGAATCCTGACTCCCACAACCACAACAGGTCATGTGCTGCATTGTGCATGATAAGTACGGTTGCTTCGTCCAAAAACCATTGTACACGCTCGTGATAATCCTTTTGATTAGGAGCATCTGCATGGTCAAACGGGAAGTGCCTTTCTACATCTTGGTCTGTCAACACACCTACCATGACCAATGTATTCTCTGGTTCAAACGGGTCAAGATGCATCTTACCATTGCGATGCGTTACTGTATTTTCTACATCAAGTGTTACTTTCATTTATCTTCTCCTTATGTTTTTCAAGATACCTAACAGCATTTATAACACTTGTCAAGTCATCTCTAAATCCACCAAGCCCATCATTGCAGTGTTTACAAATGTAACCACGAAAAGTGTTTGTCTCATGGCAATGGTCTAGTACCCATGTACCTAATAGCTTTTGACCATACTTGTTGACTTCATCAATAGTACGTTGACAAATAGGGCATTTATAATATGGGTCTTGCGGATATACATTTTGCTTTCTTAAATCTGCAATTACCTTACGGTGTCCTTTTTGACAGGAACGGCAGGTTCTTTTTATCTCTGCCTCACCTGTCTTTGTATAAGACATCTGCTGAAAGTTTGTGACAGGCTGTCGTATCTCACATTTTATACAAACAAGACCATCTTCACAGACCTCTTGTACAAAGTCAAACATTTCTATTTGTGTCATACTTCGTACCTTGCTGTTCTATACTCAAGATTACAATGCACTACACCATGCCATCCTGTTAGCTTGTTTTTTACTACATTGAGATGACGCTCAGTGTCTTCTTCTTCGCTATCACTTACAGGTGGGTTTTTTGCAATCAACACCATCAAGTCAGCCTCTGCTGCCTTACCTGTACGTGACCCTTCCATCATACTCTGGTTCAACAGAACCTTACCCTCTGCATCAGCAGATAGCTGTGACATATAAAACATAGCACACTCATGTTGCTTTGCAATCTGTCTTGCATGAATAGCATTAGCTTTTAGTGCTTCATCTGCTCTGGCAAAGCCACCAGTACGAGCAAACTTATCGCCCATGTCCAGTATAACGATGTCAGGTTTGTATGACTTGCAAATGCTTTCTACCCATGACATGTCACGACCAGTAGCATCTTTTATCTTGATGCGTTCCTTGACAGGTGCATACAAATCACGTGCCTTGCTAGGATTTTGTTTGACTTCCTGCATGGTCATGCCTGTGGCAGCAGTCAGGTATCTTGCACCGACACGATGATAACCTTCTTCGTTACACAAGATAATGCAGTTAGCACCTTGATGTGCAAAGCCACCCGGTGCAGCAATCAGTGAGGCATGGAAAGATGTCTTGCCTGTGTTTGGTCTTGCACCAATCTCAATTAAGTGTCCATCATTTACGCCTTCAACCTTTCGTGTCAGGCTAGGTATGTTGAATGTCCAACGTGCCTCAAGGTCATTGCGTGATAGAAGTGTCTCAATGTCAATGTCATCCCACTCTACATTTAG